ATGACTACGACTATTGATAAAAATCAATGGTGTGGACAATTCAAGCGATGCAATGGATGCAAGCTGCAATCGGAATGCATGGTTAAGCCTGAAGAAATGTTTCCTGTAATGGAAGATGGGAAATATGTCGATAAATGGGCAATACGAACGACGGCAATGATTGCCAGAGAACTTGGTAAACAGAACTACAAGGCTGCCTGATGGTGGCCTTTATTTTTGTCCGTAAATAATTTCATGCTTATTACAATCAAGGTGATATATGGAAGAACAAGCAAACAAGATTCTCGTAGAACTACTGCAAAAAGCCAGCAATGGAATAGATGCTGCTGTTTCATTTAGCCAAGCACAGATTCCTGATGTTGTTCATCAGTTGCTGCTATGGAATATGGTTGACAGTCTGATTAAAACATTAATAGCCATTCTAACAATCCCACTGGTTTTCTGGTTTATGAAGAAGCAGTGCCAAAGAGTTGAGACAGGTAAAATCGGTGATGAAGGATACTCATGGGAGAGGGGAAATCCCAAATACAGGCCGACAATGGTTTGGGATAGCAAAGGAGATGTTAACCTTCTTATCATGCCATTGGTTGGAGTTTTGACTCTGTGGGGGATTTTTATTATTGGTGTAGTAACCAATATGACTTGGTTAAAAATTTGGCTGGCCCCAAAACTTTACCTTATCGAATATGCAGCATCATTGGTTAAGTAATTTCAGGCCGCATAGTCGGCCTTTATTTTTGGCATAAACAACAGAATAAATACTGCACTGTGTATTCATTCCAACGAGTGAATACACGGAGCAATGTCGCTCGTAACTAAACAGGAGCCGACTTGTTCTGATTATTGGAAATCTTCTTTGCCCTCCAGTGTGAGGGCCTTTTTATATGCATACCAATAATGCTTCACCAGAGGCATTTTCGTTATGCAATCAAACAGAAGGAGCATCCTATGCAACAGTTCGCTATTGCAGGGGCGGCATCGGTTCGCCCTTTCAACCCGATTTTATCGGTACAGCATTCACGAAAAAACATTTTAACCGGAGCAGACTTTAAACAACCAAGAATGAAAAGTTTGCTCGAAAAGCTTTGGGATATTTTGAAACAACAAGGCCGTCCATGAGTTTTACAGATAACTGGTCAGACGAAGAATTCATTCGTCAGATGAAAGAATTAATCGGTAGCGAAGGAGATATTCATGTCACTTGCAACCACAGTGAAGGAGAGCAAGTTACAGAGACGCATGTACACGCAGCAGGCGTTAATGTATCGCCAGAAGGGAGATCGTGAAGGTGTTCGCGTATTTTTAAATGCGGCAAAGACTGAAGTATTAAATCAGCGTTATTTACTTGGGTCATGTCCATTCTGAGAACAATCATATGAGCAAAGAATTTTACGCAAGACTGGCAGCTATTCAGGAGAATCTGAACGCGCCAAAGAACCAATACAACTCATTCGGCAAATATAAATACAGAAGCTGCGAAGACATTCTTGAGGGTGTTAAGCCGTTACTGAATGGCCTGTTTTTATCAATCAGCGATGAAGTTGTGTTGATTGGTGATCGGTATTACGTGAAAGCCACGGCAACTATTACCGATGGCGAAAACAGTCATACGGCAACCGCACTAGCACGAGAGGAAGAAAGCAAGAAAGGAATGGATTCTGCACAAGTTACGGGAGCTACAAGCTCTTATGCACGTAAGTATTGCCTCAATGGTTTGTTCGGCATTGATGATGCGAAAGATGCAGATACAGACGAGCATAAACATCAGCAGAACGCAGCAGCAAAGCAATCAAAACCATCACCTACACCTGAACAGGTTCTAAAAGCATTCACTGACGCAGCAATGCAGAAAAACACCGTAGAAGAGCTTAAACAGGCGTTCGCCAAAGCGTGGAAGATGCTCGAAGGCACACCGGAGCAGCACAAAGCGCAGGACGTTTACAACATCAGACGAGACGAATTAGAAGGAGCGGCTGCTTAATGGCACATTCGATTACTGTAAGACTAAACAAGCCCGCAAGAGAGTTTCAGGGCGGGGAAAATATCGGATTCAACATCCGTGCTGGCGTTCAGTATTACGATCGCCAGACAAAAAAGAAAGAATGGACAAACTACAGCGCCGTTGTATTTGCCAAGCCGGGAGCGCAAGCGGATTACTACCGTAGTGTTCTTGTTGAAGGTGGCATTGTAGAAATTACCGGAGAAAACATCAGGGTTGATGTTTATCAGGGGCAAAATGGTCAATCAATCACTCTTGAATTACTGAATGCAAAGATTGGATTTGCAACTTCAGGAAACAGCCAACAGCAGCAAAGTAGCAATCATCAAAATCATCCTGAATATGACGATTCCATCCCATTCTGATTTAGAAAAATAAGGATTTAATTATGCCAGCGCCTTTGTATGGTGCGGATGACGCGCGCCGCTGTTCCGGCAATTCCGTATCGGAGGTGCTGGATAAATTCAGAAAAAACTACGACCTGATAATGTCGCTACCGCAGGAAACGAAAGAGGAAAAGGAGTTTCGCCACTGTATATGGCTTGCAGAGAAAGAAGAACGCGAGCGAATTTGCCAGACATCAATCCGACCATTCCGCAAAGCCACATATACCCACTTCCCTGAATATATCGACCCGCGCCTGCGTAATTACCGCTCACGCTATGGCGCTATCAGTAATGACTGAGGAATTTACCATGAGAGGACTTGCATACAATCCCGGCATTCTTCCGGCAGAAATGATTATTCGCCAACGCGTAAAGCCAATGCCATCGAGAGAGGAATTGCTTAAGAGAAACTCGTTTCCATCAGTGAATCAAAACAAATATCTGAATGCGATGTGGCGGAGTGGGAAGAAATGAAACAAATGACACTAATTGAGATGGATGGATTTCTGAAAGGTAAATGCATCCCATGTGATTTAAAGGTTAACGAAACAAATGCTGAATATCTGGTGCGTAAATTTGCTGAAGCGGAGGCCAAGATTTTGGCTCTGTCCGAAGACCAACAGAAAGCGATTGAGTCAATTAAGCAGGCTGATGCAGCTGTTAAGTTGGCACACGAGAAGTTTTCGGCGCTGGCGGCGGAGAATGCGGGGCTGAAGTCTGGCGCTATGGACGAAATCAAGGTTATCAACCGTGGAGGTCAGGCATATTGCGTAAAAGATGGAGTGCAAGTTAATCCCATGTATGCAAGAGGGTGGAATGACTATCGCGCAAAGTCTCTGCAATCAGACACCCCAGCCACCGATGCTTTCCTGGCTGATGTACGGGCACAGGGGGTAGAGATGTTTGCTGACCATCTGTTGTGCCCAGACCTTGATGACACTATCCGTGACTTTGCTGCCCAGCTTCGCAAAGGAGTGCGGTCATGAGCAACATCGACAAACGCGCATTACGTCATAGCGCAGAAAGCATAATCGGCATTCTGGAAAACATTGCCGGGTTCGAACCATCTGATATCGACGGCGACTCTGTAGAGCTCCGCTTTGAAACTGAGGACGGTTTCGATACTGGTTGTGACGTTAGCATTGTTGACCAGTGCCAGAAAACCGCTGATGTAGTTCGGGCGATGCTGGATGAGCTGGAAAGAAACCAGCAGTACATCAAATCCCGCGACCAGGAGAACGAGGATATTGCGCTAACGGTAGGGAAGCTGCGTGTTGAGCTGGAAGCCGCAGAGAACAACCTTATTGATAGTGAGTGCCATGTTGCTGAACTGGAAGAAGCGCTACGCGATAAGCAGGCGTTACTTGAAGCATCAGAGAAGCGCATAGCAGAACTGGAAGCTCGGGAAATAAAACCAGCCAAAGGTGAAGTTCTTGTCGTTGTTTCTGGTTTTACTGGTTGCGGAAAAAGCGCCATTGCCGGGGAAATAGAAATCGCGATGAAGGCTATTGGTGTACCGGTTCAGTGGACTAATGGCGATGCGGAAAAGCGCATGACAGGAGCTGACTGGCTGACAGCGATTGAGATGTACAAACCAACAGTGCGCATCGTGGAAGTTAATGTGCCACGCGCCGCTGGCATTCGCATCAAAGGAGAGTGATATGACCACTATTACCAAAGAGCGACTGCTGACAATCAGGCAGTGGCGCGAAACATACGGACCTGGTAGCAACGTTGTACTGCCAGCAGAAGAAGCGGAAGAACTGGCACGGATTGCTCTGGCATCGCTGGAAGCAGAACCGGTGGCGTGGAAGGTAACTTTCACGCAAATTGACCGTGAATATAACACGTTCACTGGTATGTATTCTGACAAAGCAGAAGTCGAACGGTGGGTGCGGCTGCATAAAGCATGTAATTTTCTGGCAGATATAACACCGCTTTATACCGCCAAGCCAGTGCCGGTAACTCCGGATGGTTGGATAAGCTGTAGTGAGCGAATGCCGGATAAGTTAATTCCGGTAATGGTCATGTATGAAGACGGTGAGATGTGGTCTGCAATGTGGAATGGCAATCGCTGGGATGATGGCACCGAATATCCGGATCCGCACTCAGTTACGCACTGGTGTGAAATGCCAGCAGCACCGCAGCAGGAGGTGAAGTGATGGACTCCTTCGCGAAATATACGATTATTGACTGGATAGCATTCCTTCAGGTTTTGCTCATCTGGTTTTATATGGCTTACAGGAGTGGGCAGTGGATTGTCAGTGTAGCCTGTAGCAAGGGATGGCGTTGGTGGAACCGAAAGAATAAAAAAGCGCTGGCCTTGGATTCGTTTTACGAAGCATTCAATCTTAACAGCCTTCAGCCTGGTTCTGTCATTGTTGTCACCACTCAAAGCGGCATGACGATACAAATTCACAAGCCAAAGGAGGAAGGTCGTGGCTAACCTGCAACTTGCCGTAAAAGGTGAATACTTCGATGCCATGATTCGCAGAGAGAAAACGGAAGAGTATCGCCTGTGTAATGACTATTGGAATAAGCGCCTCATTAACCGTAAGTATGACCGCCTGATTATCACAAAGGGATATCCGAAGCGCGACGACTCCAGCCGCAGAATTGATGTTCCGTATGACGGATATGAAATCAAGACAATCACACATCCCCACTTCGGCGATAAACCGGTAAAGGTATACGCGATAAAGGTGAATATCGGCAATGAATAACAATCCTCGCACTCGCGGGGATTTCTTTTATCTGAACTCGCTACGGCGGGTTTTGCTTTATGGAGATGATAAATGCACTTCCGAGTCACAGGTGAATGGAATGGAGAGCCATTCAACAGAGTTATCGAAGCGGAGAACATCAACGACTGCTACGACCACTGGATGATATGGGCGCAGATAGCACATGCAGACGTAACCAATATTCGAATTGAAGAACTGAAAGAACACCAAGCCGCCTGATGGCGGTTTTTTTATTGGAGACAAGAAATGTCAGATTTGGCTATGAAGGTTTTGGAATGGCAATCGACTGGCGATGTCGGCATCAGTAGCGCAACTCTTGCCTCAATCGCATGTGGACTGAAAAAGAATATCTATGGTCATCACTTCGGCGCTCCACATGACGCAGCAGATTTCCGACGATGCGTTGCACTTGTTGAGCAGATTCCAGAAATCAGAGATTCATTCGACAAGGTTGCAAAGCGCGTTCCGGCATTCAAAGGAATCCTCAACGAATGGGATTCACTCGTTGCTCTGTTGAAGTCTGAAATGAAGACGTACGGGAACAAAGCACCAGAGACTTACAGAAGAATCAGCGAGCTACGCAAGGACTAACCCGCCTCACACTCGATGAGGCATTTTCATTTATCAAGATATCCAGACCTACCATCGCCGCATCAATGCGGTTTTTTATTGCCTGATTTGCAGGTTCGATTCCCTATTCGGAGATAGCACTCATGCAACACGAACTACAGCCTGATTCACTGGTTGATTTGAAATTCATCATGGCCGATACTGGCTTCGGTAAAACCTTCATCTACGACCGGATTAAGTCCGGCGATCTGCCAAAAGCCAAAGTTATCCACGGACGAGCAAGATGGTTATATCGTGACCATTGTGAATTCAAAAATAAGCTCTTAAGCCGCGCCAATGGGTAA